GTCTTTATTTGCAAGACCTTTTATGAAATAAGTTTGGGTGTAATTGCTTTCAATATCTCTAATGGTGATACGAGGGTTATCATCGTATAACGGATCACTGTCATCAAAATCGTTTTGGATCGCCTGGATTCCACCGCCTGTCGCATTGGTGCCAAACAGTTCCGAGTTCTCTCCATAAATCCTTAGCATAGGAATATTAGAGGCACTATCAAAAACACCTGCAGTCTCCATGGCCTGTCTATAATCACCCACATGTGGAGATGTATAACCAAAGAAAGTTAGTTCCGCGGTTGAAATGATCAATGTTTTGTCAGTGGTCATTGGACTATGGAATCGGTAGTGTCCTCCCCCAACATGTTTGAATAATATCATGTCATCTTGTGGATCACTCGCTCCTCCGTATGTTGAACCTGTGCTGTCACCAGTGACAGCACCGGGATAAAACCAAATATATTCATAACCCGTGCCAAACTGTTCAAACAATATATCATGCAATTGTACTGACTGTGTGTTTCCATTGCTGTCAGTTTTTGGTTGGAACAACATGTTCCGCTGTAATTGTATCGTGGTATCACTCGCTACTGGAAGCACAACCGTCTTGGCGGCAGAAATCGTGCCATGGTCCTTTGTCTGCCAATCACCTTGTCCATCGGGGTAATCTAACCTCTTGTGTTGGAAAACGGCCGTGATCGCATATTTTGGATCACCCCAGTTGGTTTGTAATCTTTCAATGTATCCCGGATCTGCTCCGGCACCTGCTATGATATTTGGTGTTGATCTGCCAGGCACAGTAACAACCACCGATGGTATACCATTATAAGGATTTCCATAAGTGCCATTTCCACTGGTGCTACTACCAAGTTCGGGAAAATTCACCGTTTCGTCAGCGGCCTGTAATTTAAATCTCAGTGCCACATAACTGATGCCCTGTAGTCTATGATTGGTGGTCCAGTCAGGGTGTTCTTGTAATAACGAAGACGCCGGTTGGTCATCACTGCCATCAAAATACTGAATGCTCAATCTGTTTGCGAAAGTACCGCGCTCAATATTCACTATGTCTGGCTGTTGATTGTTGAATCCGCTGGCGTATACGCCACTATTATGTAAAAAAATAGAATCACCGGCCCTTTCAGATATTAGATTACTGCTGTCTGTGCCTTCACTGTACCATGGATTACCATATTGATAGATCGATGAACCTTGATCATGAGCAAGGTGCACTGGCTTACCATCAATGGTCATTCTCACAATCTTAGCACCCATGTAGGTATCTGGTTCTGAATTAAACAAGGGTTGATCCACGCTTTTCAAATAATTAGCACCCATGGTCATGCCTTGTCCTATCACACCGGCCATGTAGAGATATTGTCCCTCTGTGCCAACGAATACCGGAATCACAGCAGTATCTACCTGCGTTCCGTAGATGACAGGTATGGCTCTATTGGCTCCGTTGAAATTAACAGTGGTGTTCGCTGTGATTTCATTGTTTCCAATGTTGGTGTCAATTGAAACATCTGGTATGTCAAAGGCACCTGTGAAAGGTGATATCACCGCCTTGACTATTCCCGCACCTAGGTCCAACACTGGGTCAATAATCTTCTTGACCGGTCTCGTTACTGCCCTAAAAACTTTCTTTAGTATTCCCATGTTATTCCTCCCATTTCAAGTTAGATACTTTCCTCTGTGCGTACTGGAATCCTTCGTCATTTAGAAAGATCCTTTTCTGGCTGTTGGAATTGGTGTAACCATACACGGTCTTCTTGTCAAAGTTAGCAAATGGATTTCCTACTGTTATGGTCATCCTGCTTTCGTTATCGGTAAGATTGATGCTGAAGTTATCAACGATACCGTTGAAAATTGTCCAATACTTGCTTGAACTAACGGGATCCTTTATTAAACCTTTTTTGATAGTGATCGGAGCGCCAGCGTAATCTCCATTAGCGAATTCAATACCCAAACTATCAGCGGTGCTGTCCAAAGCCACGCTGTCAAAGAATAACTGTAGTTCAGCGTTGCTGTTGCTGGCAGTGATCTTTATCTCTGAGTGTGCCAGATATCCTTGTCCGGTCAGGTAAGTTTCCAGGGTGCTACCATCATCACTCGTTATGGTTATATCACCTTCATAGTTGGTATATCTCAGTGTGCCCGATGGCAGTTCTATCGTGATGAGATCTATGATCCTTAGACTTGAGTTTGATAGTTCTGATGCTGTTAAATCATTGTTTCTTGGCATTATTCATTCTCTATCTTGTATTGTTCTATCAATCGTTTGACCTCTTGGGCCAACTCTAGTGTTTCTTGTCGTTCTGTTTCAGAAACCGGCAGGCTCATGCATCGTTGTTCCATGTGTTCCAGTAATTTTGTCTTACCTATTATTTCTTGTATATCTATCATTATAGGTCCTCCTCCAGAACAAATTTCAGTTCATAGACACCATCTATGCCTGATTCGAACTCCAGCACGTCACCGACCAATCTCACTGTGGGTGATAACGCAGTGGTCATCCTGGTGGATGTGTCTACCGCCGTGGTCAAGGCCGGGAAAAAATTCACGGTTGGCGTTGAATTGAAACTGAAACCACTTCCACCAAAGTTATCCGCGATGAAATTGGCGTCCGACGAGATGAACTGGTAAAGTTTGCCATGGTTGGTGAATTGGATGTAGTCACCCAACTTGAAAGTGAGCGTGCCGGTTATCTCGGGGTCAGTGCTGTTGTCGTATGTGCCAGACATAGAAACTTGATTGCTGGAAGTTGAAAAGAACTGTACCGAGGTATCACCTTTGGCCTGCGCCTGGTTTAACGTTGATGTTTGGCCACCAGTGTATGCCACCTGTCCTGCTATGGGTGGATCCCCATAGGCACCGTTGAAGGCGCTGTTGAATGAACCGCCACTGAATGGCCTCGGCAGTGGGAAACTGAATGTTTCCGTGTTGCCCTTTGCAGAAAGGAAAGACATGATCTGTCCCATCTGTGCCCTGGTAAGGGGTGACGTTGTAACATTGAAAGTGAACTGTTGGAAATTGCTCTTCTCGAACAGCACGTTGGTTGGATCCGTGGTCTGTATCTTTGAAAGATTGCTAGACAGCGTGATCGACTTGAAGATGCCGGTCAATGGAAAGGTTCCTGCCATTACAGCACCTCCCTGAAATCTTGGCTATAGGTCACCAGTTCCTCGATGCCATAATCCAGTTGTTGTACATCATTCTCCGCTATGGCCTGTATGCCCACGTTGTCATAATTGACCGTGACTAATGTAGAACCATCTGCCGGAGCGACTGACCTCACCAGGCCTGGCGTAATTTTCATCACATCGACTGAACTGCCATCGAGGTCCAAATCTTCTGTGATCATGTAAACCTTCTTGTGATTGGAGAAAGATATGATATCACCCGCCTTCAGTGTGCCAGAACCATTCTGTACTGGAATGTTCTTTGATCCAACGTTTAGGTTGTATGCGGGATCGATACTTGAATCATTCACCACTTGTATCGTACCACTGGCAGTTCCAGACGCATCGTTTATGATGGGCAATCTTATGTCACTGACCTTGCCGGTGGTTGACATGAAGAAACTGCTGTAGGAATCATAGAAGTCATACTGCCTCATTGGTGGCGTCTGTAGGGTAAAACTCCAGAATGAATTGCCGAAATCGGTCACAACCGTCTTGCCAGAAAATGTCTTGTTGACTGTGTTGTTGAAATTGTTTTTGAAGTTTAAGACTTCAACGTTGTTGGGTAGACTGGTCAAGGCCATTAGGCAAATCTCCTACCCTGCTGTCTGAATGCCTGTTGGATGGTTCCAACGATCAAATTCTTCCTTGATAGCAACAGTTCATCAAACCCAGCGGCATCAACTGCGTTGATGTTGAAGTTTACCGTGACCTCACCACCCACAGCGGCACCCATGGCCTCATTTGGCACCACGGTACCTGTTGACCTTGGAACGAACAGTTCTGGTCCACGCTCACCAACAATGTAACTCCTTCCGGCCTGCGCAGTACCACCATCCGCCAAGAAACCTGAGATGAATCCGCCTACTGGTCCACCCAATGCCTTCAGTGCCGCCTTGATGGCGAATGTGATCGCCGCCTGCGCCGCAATCCTCACTAGGTCTGCTATCACTGATCTAGCAAAGTCTTTGAAATTTAATTTTCCTGTCATCACGAAGTTTGTGACTAGGTCAGCCATTCCGTTGAATGCGTTCTCACCCGCCTTCCTGAATGAATCCAATGCGTCAAAGGCACCACCAGCACCAGTGAATCCGTCTATGAATGCCTCCAATGGTGTTTGGTTGGCTTTGACCGCTTCTGTAATTTTCTTTTGTGCTTCCGCCATCTGTTCAGCGGTCTGTTCAGCCTCTTGCTGTTTCCTTATCAAAGTGTCATTTACTGAGACTGCTTCTTTGGTCTCTTTGTTCTGTTTCTTGATCTCTTTGGTAACTGCCACATAACCTTGATGCATTGCCCTTAGATTTTGAACACGTTTATCACTTAGGTCAACCTCCTGTTTGCCCAGTCCGATTGATTCTTTGATTACATTTACAAATTTCCTTCCTCCATCAACAACTGCGATGAATGCCTTGGCCACCTTACCGAGAGCTGATAACAATGCTCCCAATGCCGTTGCCACGAATTCACCAATTGCTCCGATGGCCTCTTGATTTGTTTCTAGGAAACTTGTTAGACCCGCTGTCGCTTCTTTTAATGTTGGAGATAACGCAGTACCAAATTCATTGGCAACATTTTTCAATGCTATGCCGAAGTTTGAGAATTGTGTTGATAAGTTGTCAGTTACTTTCGCAGTGGCACCACCGAAGTCCTGTCTTATACCCTTGGATAATGCATTCAATATCCTCTGTGATCCCTCTGATGTCTTACCTACATTGGATATTTCTAATCTTGTTAATCCTAGTTGTTCTTCTAGTATACGGAAAACAGGTACACCCCTATCCGCCAATCTGTTAAGTTCTTCCAGACCAAGTCCACCTGATGTGGTCCTAGCAAATAGGTCTGTGATTGCTTCCAATGAACCCAATTGGTCTGTTGTTATCGCCGCCGTGTCTGTGAATAGTGTTAAAAGGTCCGCAGTTGGTTCAATACCAGACGCTTTTAGTTTGATGAATGTGGTTGTGAGGTCCTCTACACCGAACTGTGTCTGTGTTGCGAATTTACTTACGAAATCAAATGCTTCCGCACCCGCTTGTGCTGATCCAGTTACAGAAGCAAGTGAATCATTTAGGTCCTCGAACCTGGCAGTGGTTGAGATGATGCTTCCAACTACCTTGGTGGCTCCTATGGCCGCCAAACCAGCCGCCGCACCTTTCAACAATGTGCCTAGTTTTAGACTTGAACCCTGTAATTGGTTGATCTGTGAATTAAGCCTTCCAAGGGCCTGTTGGTTCTTGACCTGTATGTCAAGTAACAGTTTCTCAGTCTTGGCCATTATCTTCTCCTCCTTGGTGCCCTAGGCATGGGTTTAGCATTCATAGTCTTCTTACTCTCCTTGTGTTCATACAAAAAGTAACCGGCCCAGAGATCCCTCTCCAGTGTTGTCATTTGTAAGATTTCCTCGACTGACTTCTTCAATCGATCTGCCAGTATCATTACAAACCTCAACTCAACACTGGAATCTATTCCTTTGCGGCGGATTCCTGTGTTGCGATCACTTTCGCATTGTTGATTGCGGAAGCCACCTTTATAACTGTTTGCGGGTCTGCCTCGTTCATCAACTTAATCCTGTCAGCATCGTGGAAAAGCCTCTTGCCATCCTTGTCCCTGGCCTTTGTCACTATGCTTTCAACGAGTGCCTCAACGGTCTTGCCCTGTTGCTGTAGTTCAAGTATCTTGGCCTCGTCTTTTAGAGGATATGTTGTTCTGAAATATATGTCAGCGTCCCATTCCTCACATCTAATCATCTTCAATTCACCACCAATGCTAGACTGGTAGTGTTTTGCGATCTTGTCTGTTATGTTCATCTATATCTCCTGATAGGTTGTTTAATGTTTTCAATGGCTGGTCCAACCACACCCTTGGGTGCCTGTTTGCTCCG